GCCGCCCTCCGTCTCCTCAAAGAAATGAAATAAATAAAATGAATGCCATTCACTCCACTCCAAGCACTCAATGGTACGCAGAGTATGACATCAGAGATGTCGAGGATGCGCAAGCGCATGACTAGTCCCGGTGATCTCCCAATCATGTGCTTCCTTGCTTACTTTGGCATCGTAGCATTGTGTCATTTCTTCAATAGGCCTCGACCTCGTGACCGTAGTCGCGACCGCTTGGGAGCAGACGGATGGCAAGCCACACATTGGAGTGACACATGACACTTGATACATATATGCATATGCACCTGTTCCATGCAACTGTCGCCCCGGCATGGTATGATGAGTGTAAGAGATCAATATGACACTTGAAACGTTATCACTCATTGCTTTTTGGTCAGTCCCAGTATTCTTTATTATTTGTTTTGCTTTCGACTGGATTGCCAATCTCATTAATGGTGATGAGCCTATTAAAGCAAAAGAACGTTATCTGCTTAAGTATTCAAAGTCGCAAGTAACTGTAATCCCATACTGGCAGATGATGTTAAAAGCGAATGGAGAAGGATGCTTTACTGGACCGCATCCAGCAAATGATGAATATAAAAAGAAGATAATTGCTGATGGTGGAAGATATTGTTTTTCATCTGATGATACATTTTTTTTGGATGCTCCTGAAACATGACACTTGATACATTGATACGGTGGGCGGTCGTGCTATGTATCATCATCATCTTGGTACAGTGCATATGAAGCGCCGCCCGAAGACTGCACTCGCCCTCTCTCCAGCCCTCCTATCCATCATTAATGATTGCTTCGAGTTTATATCGAGACTATCAATAGTTGATAAGAAAGGAGTGCTCCGAAAGCTGAGACTGAATGCTGAGCAGATCGAGATAGTGGAGGCACTGCTCCGCGGCGAGGACACTCTGGTCTTGAAGCCCAGGCAGATTGGCAGCAGCACCGCTGTGGCAGCATACTACTTCTGGCGTGTTTACAGTTCGACCGAGCCTTGCACACATGTGGTCCTCAGTCACAAGCAGAGCTCAGCCCGGCACATCTTTGACATGATGAAACGATTCTATAGTGGCTTGCCTGCAGGGCTGCAGCGGGCCCTCAGCATTGTTAACACTGTGCAGATGACATTCGCTGATACAGGTGCAACGATAAGAGCTGAATCAGCAGGTGCAGATGGCGGACTCCGAAGCTTCACTGCGACCTCATGTCACATCTCAGAGTTTGCCTTTGCTCCGAACGCTGATGAACTGAAAGCAACTGCCATTGCGGCACTCAACGGTGGGCAACTTTGCATAGAGAGCACTGCTAACTTCTTTGGTGATGCACTGCAGCGGGAGATAGACGCTGCAGACCGAGGTGAGGTAGACTGGACATTCTTGTTCTTTCCATGGACAGCACACGCCGAGTATGCCGAGCGACCGCCTGCCGATTTTGAAACAGATGCAGACCACTTAGCGGAGGGACTCAGCGCCGAGCAGCAATACTGGGCAGCCAAGATGATTGGCAAGCTTGGCGAGACCAAGTTCAGGCGGGAATATCCACTCTCTGTAGAGGATGCCTATGCTCAGACAGCAGGCGCCTGGATAGACACGGGCTCTTTAGAGGGCTTGACAGTGCACAAGGCAGACTGGGAGGGCCAGCAGTTCAGCCCGGTCGATAGGCATGACAGTTACAGTCTCGGTGTAGACTGCGGTGCTGGCACAGGTGGTGATGCAAGTGTATCAGCCGTTGTATCAGCCCGCACAGGACAACTGGTGGAGATACGCAGAAGTAATACAATGACACCAAATGAATGGGCACTGTTAACAGCCCAACTGGCAGCCAAGTGGAATGGCGCCAAGGTCCTAACAGAAATCAATGGCACCTACGGCGGTATCATTGTCACAGAACTCAAGTATCATGGCTGCAAGCTCTGGAAGAACGAAGGCAAGGACTGGATCACCACACAGCAGAGCAAGGCCCTGATGTTGAACACACTGAAGGAGCGCTTGGTCAGTGGACAGATCACCATGCTGGATGATCAGACCTTTAAAGAACTCCGTAGCTTTCAGACCAAAGACAATGGCATCATCTACTGCCCAACAGGCACAGGGCTCGGACATCACGGTGATAGCGTCATTGCACTGGCTCTGGCACACCAATGCCTTGACAAGGTGGGCATCAGCAATGCACCATACCTTCCAGACTGGATTGTCCAACGTAAAGTGGCTTATGCTTTTAAGAAGGCAAGCAAATCAGAGCACCGGAGATATTAGATGAAGTTCGACATTGTCATTGGCAATCCACCGTATCAGGCAGTCCGCGGCTACAAGACACCGGCTCATTACAAGTCTGTAGATGGCAAGCACGGCTGCAAGCGTCTTTACTACTTCTTCACCAAGCTTGCTATCGAGCGAGTTGCAGATGATGGTGTCTGCATGTTTGTTCAGCCACCTGGCTGGCGGGCAAGCAAAGATGGCAAGGCTCTGCGCCTTTGGATACGTGACAGTCATGTAGTCTACAAGACACTCGGGACTAATATTGGTGCAGCATTTAAAGGAGTCACAACAGATGCTGATATTCAGACATTCCGCAAGGGCGACCGCCCTGACAAGCGCTGGCATGGAAGAGCCGCAGTCTTCACAGAGCATGATTGGCAAAGGGCCTGGATAGATGCAGCTGAAGCCTCTGCACACAATTTGTTGCTTACGCGCCGCGGTGGCTACAAAGAAGACCTTTCACTACCACTGGTCACGGTCTATGAGACATACAAGCGTGGCATCATCAGGGCTCAGCGTCGTGTTGCACCGCGTTCGGCCGGTCAAGCAATCATTCTCCCAGAGTTCCGTGCACCATACAAGAAGAACTTTCAGAAAGCCGAGATTGTAGAGGATGCACCTGTTTCAGCTTGCTTTATCGCAATCAACGGCTCGATTGACTCATTACAATCTATCATGTCTTGGATACGAAGCAAGCCATTCTTTGATGCGATGGATAGCTTTCATGGCAGTTCTCATTTAGGCACAGACCATTTCATTACTGAAGCCGCATTCAACACTTACGTAAAGGAGATATATGACAGAGAAACTCGTTCGCTCCCGGGCCCGTGTCAAAGAGCTCGGTGAAGTCTTCACGCCTGCTGCTCTTGTTTCAGAGATGCTTGACAAGCTGCCGGCAGACTGTTGGCTACCTGAAAAGACGTGGCTTGAGCCCAGTTGTGGCACCGGCAACTTCCTTGTGCAAATCTTGGAACGCAAACTCGAGGCTGGTCATCCACCACTACAAGCTCTTTCAACGATTTACGGCGTTGATATCATGGAAGATAACATCCAGATTGCACGTGCTCGCCTCCTGGAGATGTGCCCGGTCGCAGGAGCGGAAGCAATTATAAACAAAAACATTGTTGTTGCAGATGCATTAGCACAAAATAGTTCAACACTTTTCGGAGATGGTGTATAGTTATGACTATGGTGAGGATAAATGGCTCGCACTGAATCAGATCGCATTCGCTTCGTGCGTGCGGCATTGCAAAATCACACAAGCTTTTGGGACAATCAACGTCCACTGATGCGCAAGTACAAGAACGTTTACATGACACAATTCTACCGTGATGTTGACATTGTGGCAGACACCAGCATCCGTGTTGAAACTGCTGATGCATACGCTGCTGTTGAATCCCTGATGGGATCGCTCTTCACCAAGTATCCAGGTGTTGAGTTCGGTGAGGACATCACTGGTAAAGGTGACTCTCAGGTCGTTAAAGAACTGTCCAACAACTTCTTGAAGAGCGCTCGTCAGCAGGTAGAGAATGCTGCACGGATGGCACTCATCTACACGCAAAGCTTCTTAAAGTTGGCACCTCGTGAGAGCACCACACTCCTGGGCAAGGTCGCCCTCAGAGCTATTCCTCCTTGGCAAGTCATCCTGGACCGGGACGCTGCTGCCTGGGAAGATGCACGCTTTGTTGGTCATGTTTATTACATCTCAGTGGACGAAGCAAATGAAAAGTTTGGCTACAAGAAGTGGCATGGTGTGGCTCAGAAAGATTACTTCACAGACTTTGAGCGCAATACTGACCGTAGTTACAAGTCTTATGGCGACACTAGCGGTGGCGACCTTCCTAATGAGTATCTGTATATTGAAATTGTGGAAATGTACGACTTCCTTAATGACGAACTCCTCTTCTGGAGTGCACAATGGAAGAACGGAGAAGAACTCCTGAGCAAGGACAAGATTCCTGTTACCACCTTTGATGACCGACCTCTCAGCAATATCGTTCCTTTCTACTTCAGCAGGTCTCCTGACCGTCCGATGGAAGGCTATAGCACACTGGGCAGAGTCTACGACCAATGCTTCGAAAAGAATATCCTCCGCACCTTCTGGGCCAATGCAGTTCGCCGTGATAGCAGGCAGTACATCTACAAGGAGGGCGCCTTTGATGAGGATGCCCTTGCTAAAATCACCTCTGGCGTTGATGGTGCCATGGTGCCCACCGACAGTGATGATGCCCTTAACAGCCTAATCTCCCAGGTCCCTGTTACTCCCATCTCTAGCAATCATGCTCAGTATCTCCAGTACATTGAAGCTGATATTCAACGTGGAAGTATGACTGCTGGATTTACACGTGGTGAGGCCAGCAAAGCAACAGCCACTGAAGTCTCAGTCCTGGCCCAATACACTGCCTCTGAACTTGGCAAGATGGCCCGTGACCGTGACTCTGTTATTGAAAGTGCCGTTGCTCTCTATATTCGTATGCTGATTCCACTCCTGGATGATAGTGACAAGACAGTTATCGTTACTCCTGATGGTGCCAAGATTGTAACAGTCGCCGCATTGGACGCTGATTGGACAGTTTATGCCATCGACGGTGGCTCGACTCCAATGACTGACATCCTCCGCAAGCAGCAAATCATGCAGTTGCTTCCCAGTCTGGCTCAATTGGGCGTTCCTCCTCTTGCCCTGAAAGAAGAAGTCATCCGACTCTTTGGATTACCTGAAAGTTTCAATCAAGAAGTTGCACCACCGGCACCGACTGATACAAGTCCTGTATCAACTGATACGACTGCTGCATCAACTCCTGCAGCGTCTACTCCCACCAATATCGGAGGTGTCTGATTCCTATCTACGAGTTCGCATGCTATGAGCACGGTCGCTTTGAAGACCTTGTTCCGATGTCTCAGGCTTCATTGCCTTGTCCCAAGTGTTCTCAGCCAGGTATTAAACTAATCAGTATGCCAGCCAAGACTGCTACTCTCTGGAATGCACGTTGGAATGAAGGCTTGGCCTCCACTGGCTTCCACTCTTACTCTGCTGGACAGCAAGTCTGTGATAAACGTCAGGAAGAAGAGATCATGAAGTCGCGTGGCTTCATCAATGAGAAAGATCTTGGTGGTGATTCATGGCACAGTTCCAAGTC